AATCTACTTAAACCTAGCCTGGAAACCTGTACCTATTATACCTAAGTTTGTAGATATAGTAGTTAATGGTATGGCTCAGAGGACTTATGATGTTAAAGCCTTCTCTCAAGATTCATATGGTATCAGCAAGAGAACCAAGTACATGGAATCTATGATGCGTGACATGAAAGCTAAAGAGTATAATGATGCTGCAATGGCTAGCTTGAATATGAACCTCTACGAAAATAAGAAGGAAGATTTACCGGATTCAGAGGAAGAGCTTAAGTTACACATGCAGTTAGATTATAAGCAAGCTGTTGAGTTAGCTGAGGAGCAAGCTATTAATGTATTAATGGAGGGTAGTAAGTTCGATCTCATCAAGAGAAGAGCTATATATGATTTAGCTACTATTGGTATTGGAGCAACTAAAACTACATTCAATTTCAGTGAAGGTGCTAGGGTTCAATACGTTGACCCAGCTAATTTAGTCTACTCGCATACTGAATCTCCTTACTTTGAAGACATATACTACGTAGGGGAAGTAAAAGAGATACCTATTAATGAATTAGTTAAAGAGTTCCCACACTTATCTGAGTCAGAGATTTATGACATAGTCGAAGGGTCTAGAGGTTCTGCTACTATGAATAGCATACCTAATCACGACAAGAACAAGATTAGTGTTTTGTATTTTAACTACAAGACACATAAGAATAATACATACAAAGTAAAAGAAACAGGTACTGGTGCAACTAAAGTTATAGAGAGGGATGATACCTTCAATCCACCAGTAGACATGGATGGTAATTACTCTAAACTTGAAAAGGCTATAGAGTGTTTATATGAAGGCGTTTTAGTTTTAGGTACAGATAAGTTACTTAAATGGGAGATGGCTGAGAACATGATGCGTGAGAAATCTAACTTTGATAAGGTCAAGATGAACTATAGCATTGTGGCACCTAGGATGTATAATGGTAGGATAGAGTCTGTTGTTAGTAGAATAACAGGTTTCGCTGATATGATTCAGTTGACCCACTTAAAGCTACAGCAAGTATTATCTCGTATGGTTCCGGATGGTGTCTATTTAGACGCTGATGGTTTAGCTGAGATTGATTTAGGTAATGGCACAAACTACTCTCCACAGGAAGCTTTGAATATGTTCTTCCAGACAGGTTCTGTTATTGGTAGAAGCTTCACTTCAGAAGGAGATCAAAACCCTGGTAAAGTACCTATTCAACAAATACAGAATGGTGGTGGTGGTAATAAGATCCAGAGTCTTATCCAAACATACAACTACTACTTACAGATGATACGTGATGTAACTGGTCTTAATGAAGCTAGAGATGCTTCTACTCCAGATAAAAATGCATTAGTAGGTATTCAAAAGCTAGCAGCTGCTAATTCTAATACAGCTACTAGACATATACTACAGGCTATGTTATTAATGACAGCTGAGACAGCTGAAGCTTTATCATTACGTATTTCAGATATTATAGAGTATTCACCTACTAGAGAAGCATTTGTACAATCTATTGGAGCTAGTAATGTAGCTACGCTGGAGGAGATGAATGAGTTACATTTATATGACTTCGGTATATTTATAGAACTAATGCCAGATGAAGAGGAGAAGCAGATGTTAGAGAATAACATACAAATAGCTTTATCTCAAAAACTGATAGACTTAGATGATGCTATAGACTTACGAGATGTTAGGAACGTAAAACTAGCTAATCAACTACTCAAGATCAAGAGAAAGAAGAAACTTGAGAGAGATCAGAAGATGCAGCAAGAGAATATCAAAGCACAGTCTGATGCTAATATAGAGGCTCAACAAGCTGCAGCAGAAGCTGAAACACAGAAGAACCAAGCAAAAGCTGATATAGATTCTCAACTAGAAGCTACCAAGAATCAGATGAGGATAGAGTACTTGAGACAAGAAGCTGTTGTAAAGAAAGAGTTAATGGATCATGAGTTTCAAATAAATATGCAGCTTAGAGGCCTGGAAAACGAGACCATAGATAAGAGAGATAATAACAGAGAGGATAGAAAAGATCAGCGTGTAGATAAGCAAGCTGAGAATCAACAATCAATAAAACAGGGTGAATCGATTAAAAAGTTCGAATCATCAGGTAATGATATAGTTGGAGGTGGAGCTGGTTTAGACAAGTTCAACCCCCGATAGTTTTTAATTTTATAATATTTTATTATGGCAGAAGATAAAGATGGTGTAACTAGAGTAAGCGTTGGTCCAACCTTAACTAGTGATGATGATGTAATCAAGGTTGATCTTGATAATCCACCAGTCCAAGAAAAAGTCGAAGAGCCTATAGCTGAGGAAGTTGTAGAGGAAGTATTAGAAGAACCTGAAGTAGATGTAGTATCAGAAGTAGATAGTACTGTATTAGAGGAGATTACAGACGAAGAGGTTGGAGAAGTAGAAGAGCAAGTTGAAGAAGCAATAGCTGAAGCACAAGCGACAGGGAAACCTCTACCAGAAAACGTACAAAAGTTAGTTGACTTCATGGATGACACCGGTGGGGATTTAAACGACTATGTAAACTTAAATAGAGACATATCTAAGTTAGACGATTCTGAAGTGCTAGATGAGTACTACAAGAAAACAAAGTCTCATCTATCGGTAGAAGAGAGAAACTTCCTATTAGAGGATAAGTATGGTTTCGATGAAGACATAGATGATGACAGAACAATAAGATCAAAGAAAATCGCTTTGAAAGAGCAAGTTGCTGAAGCGAAAGCCTATATAGACGGGCAAAAGTCTAAATATTACGAAGAGATTAAAGCTGGAAGCAAACTCACTGATGAGCAGAGCGAAGCAATTAATTTCTTCAATCGTTACAATAAAGAATCTGAAGAAGCTAAGAAGGTATCTACCTCTAGCAAAGAGACTTTTAAACGTAAAACTGATAATCTATTCGACGACAAGTTCAAAGGTTTTGACTATAGTGTTGGAGATAAGAAGTACAGGTTTAACGTTAAGAACGTTGATGACGTGAAGAATACTCAAAGTGATCTAAACAATTTTGTTGACAAGTTTGTTGATAAGAATGGTGAGATGGAAAATGCTAAGGGTTATCACAAATCTTTATTTACAGCAATGAATGCTGATGCTGTTGCTCAACATTTCTATGAGCAAGGAAAAGCGGATGCAATCAAAGATAGTGTAGCTAAAGGTAAGAACATCAATGTCGGAGCTCGAGGCACTCATGGTGAAACAAACATAGGTGGTTTAAAAGTTAGAGTGTTAGGTGAAGACACAAGTGACTTCAAGTTCAAAATTAGGAAAAAGAATAATTAAACTTTAAATTAAAAATCATGGCACAATACATAAATCCAGGTGCATCGTTAAACAGTGTACCTGCCCCAACTAAACAAGCTGCGGCTGGGAACTACCTAGACTTTACTAGTGCAGATGCTGCTAGTAACAACTGGGCTCAACAATATCTTCCAGACTTAATGGAGAAAGAAGCTGAAGTGTTCGGTAACAGAACAGTATCAGGATTCTTAGCAAAAGTAGGTGCTGAAGAAGCTATGGCCTCAGATCAAGTAGTCTGGTCGGAACAAGGTAGATTGCACTTATCTTACAGTGCTACTATCGCGACTGCAGATGGTACACTAATCACTATGGGTGATGCTGATCATGGTATTAGAAAAGGTGACACGGTAGTTATTTCATCTGCGTCTTTAACTTTAAAGGCTTACGTATCTGCTGTAAATGTAGATGTTACAACAGAAGGTGCAACACCTGAAGTTAATGATGGGTTAGGTATCACAGTGTTACCATATACCGCTGCCAATTTAGTAGGCTTCACAGATGCTGATACTGTTAACGTATTCGTATACGGTTCTGAATATGCAAAAGGTTCTGCTGGTAGAGAAGATGTTATAGCTCCTAAGTTCACATCTTTCACTAACAAACCAATTATCCTTAAAGATAAGTATGAAGTTTCAGGTTCTGATGCATCTGCTATCGGTTGGGTTGAAGTTTCTGGTGAAGAGGGGCAGAATGGTTACTTATGGTACTTAAAAGCATCGGGTGATACAAAGTCTAGATTTGCAGATTACTGCGAGATGTCTTTGATTGAAGCTGAGAAGAAAACCTCTGCATCCAATGCACCGGTTGAAGGTACTGAAGGTTTGTTTGCTGCTGTTACTTCTAGAGGTAATATTAGTACTCAAGTAGCTGATATGGATGACTTCGATGTAATCTTAAAGGAATTTGATAAGCAAGGTGCTATTGAAGAGAACATGATGTTCTTAAATAGAGTACAATCTTTGGGTATTGATAACATATTAGGTTCTATAGGTAGTACTGAAGGTGTTGGATCATCTTATGGTGTATTCGATAATGATGCTACTATGGCTTTAAACTTAGGTTTCTCTGGATTCAGAAGAGGTTCTTATGACTTCTACAAAACTGACTGGAAATACTTAAATGATGTAGCTACACGTGGTGGTGCTTTAGATCATGACCCTGGAACAGTTTCAGATGGTAATGGTGGAATACTAGGTATGATAGTACCTGCAGGTGTATCTACTGTCTACGATCAGTCTTTAGGTAAGAACCTTAAACGTCCGTTCTTACACGTTCGTTATAGAGCTTCTGGCTTAGAGTCTAGGAAAATGAAGACATGGACTACTGGTTCTGTTGGAGCTGTTACATCAGACATTGATGCAATGGAAATGCATTTCTTATCTGAGAGATGTTTAGTTGTTCAAGGTGCGAACAACTTCATGTTATTGAAAGGTAACTTATAGATTATATTAAGACTGGAGCTTCGGCTCTGGTCTTTATTTTTTTAATTCTTATTATATTATATCATGGCAAAAAAAGTAAAGAGTGTTGCTACTACTGAAGAGGTAGTGGAACAAGAGGTCGTTAAGATGACCCAAGAATATATACAAGAACCTGAGTTAGATCAGGTTGAAGAAATTGACGAGTGGGAAATGAAGGATAGAGTCTACTTCTTAAAGAATGGACTATCACCACTGTCTTATAAAATACCAAGTAGGAGAATATTCTACTTTGATGAGGAGAAAGGTTACGAGAGAGAGATATCGTACACTAGAAATCAAAAAACTCCTTTTGTTGATGAATTCCAAGGTGAGGCTAGATTAGCGCATATCATCTTTAGAGATGGTACTTTAGTTGTACCTAAGAATCAACAGAACTTACAAAAATTACTATCACTGTATCACCCATCAAATGGTGTTCTATTTCAAGAGCTAAACGCTGAACGTAACGCTACTGTTGAGGTTGATAACATAGAACTAGAGTTAGAAGCTATGAATGCTGCTGTTAGTTTAGATATTGATATGGCTGAAGCTGTTATGCGTGTAGAGATTGGGTCTAAAGTATCTAGTATGAGTTCTAAGGAACTTAAACGTGATTTACTCGTGTTTGCTAAGAGGAACCCTAAACTGTTCTTAGACTTAATGAATGATGACAATATCCACTTGAGGAATGTTGGTATTAAAGCTACAGAGATAGGTATTGTTAAATTATCTAGAGATAATAGAACATTCACATGGGCAACTAACGGTAGGAAGTTAATGACCGTACCGTTCGATGAGCATCCATATTCAGCTTTAGCTTCATGGTTTAAAACTGACGAAGGTATGGAGGTTTTAAACTCTATCGAAAAGAGGTTAAACTAGAATACAATTAACTACGAATCTATAGCCATCCTAACGGGTGGCTATTTTTGTTTCCAATACTAACTCCTCTCTTTATTATGTAACTATAATATTGTAAAATAGTATGGTATGAAATCAATAGGATTAGGTGATTCAATATAAAATAAATAAAGATGGCGGTAGCAAACATTGATACGGTTTACCAAAGAGTTTTAGCTCTAGCAAATAAAGAACAGAGAGGTTATATAACACCCCAAGAGTTTAATTTGTTAGCAGGTAAAGCTCAGAACGATATATTCGAAATGTATTTTCACGATTATAAGACAGCACTGTTAAGCCCTAGTGGTAGTGCAAAGGTGGCTGACGACATATCTATATTAGAACAAAAGATAGATATACATAGAGTAAAAGGCTCTACAGTAACCGGAGGTACCACTTTGTCAGGTGATGTACACTATTTAGAATCTCTATACAACGATCATGCTACGAAAGGCCGAGTTGTAATAGAGGAAATTAATGTTAGGGAGTTTCATCAAATAAAAAGTAACCCTAAGTTAACTCCACCAGAATCTAGACCAGTATTCCATAGAAGTGGTAGTGATCAAACTACTATAGTTATACTACCAACGTCCGGTTTAGTTACTGTTAAACATGATTATATAAAAAGACCAGCTGACCCTAAATGGGGTTATGCTGTAATAGGTGATAAAGCTTTACACAATCCAGCAACTTCACATACAACACCTTTTGAATTACACGCCTCTGAAGAGAGTACACTGACAAATAAAATACTTGAACTAGCTGGTATTGTTATAAACAAGCCTGGTTTATCTGAAGTTATACTTAGGAACGAAGCCGTTAAAGAGGCAAACGAAAATAAATAATTATGGGGTTATTAGACGGAACAACACAACACGCTTATCATACAAGTACAGATAAGGGTAATTATCAGTTTATATCACTAGATGAAGTTATAAGCTCTTTCATGGTAGTATATGTTGGGGAGAATAAAATACTTACTAAGGTTAGTAGAACTGATGTACAATTTCACGGTATGAGAGCTATACAAGAATTATCGTATGATGTTCTTCGTTCACATAAAGCTTATGAGATAGAAGTACCACCATCTTTAGTTATGTACTTACCTCAAGATTATGTTAACTATACAAAAATAGTTAGAGTGGGTAGTAATGGTATAGAAAAGCCTCTGTATCCTACAGGTAAAACGTCTAACCCTTTTCCGATAAGCCAAGATGGGTATGGTAATTATATATTCGGCAGCGATGATGCAATTTATAGTGGTAGCACTAGTGGTGTTAGCGCTACAAACCCTCATACTTCAGATACACGTAGTAATTTTAATACTATTCCAACTTCTAATGTAAATCAAGATTCCGATGACACAGACTACTTGAGACTTGATAACAGAGGCAGGAGATATGGTTTAGACCCTCAACACGCTCAATCTAATGGTACATTTTATATAGATAATTCAACTGGGTTTATACATTTTGGTGCTAACCTAGCTGGAGAGACAGTTACATTAAAGTACATTAGTGATGGTTTAGGTACTGACGGTGAGATGCTAGTACATAAGTTTGCTGAGGAAGCGGTATACAAACATATCATGTATGGATTAATATCTAGTAGGTCTAATATGCCTGAAGGTATAGTGCAGAGATATAAGAAAGAGAAGTTTGCAGAAACTAGGAAAGCTAAGATTAGACTTTCAAATATTAAAATGGAGGAGTTTACTCAAGTATTGAGAGGACTTGGTAAACCAATTAAGTAGTAGTTTATGTCAGAAATAAAACACACGTTTCAAG